ACCGAGGCCGAGATCCAGCCTAAGCTCCGAAGCCGGATCGAGCTTCTCAAGGCAAACGCACGGGAGGGCTTTGCCGCTTTATGAACCCCATCGCTGACGGTTCGTGTCTCGGGGTGCGGTTGGCGTACACCGGCGACCCGTTGGATTGGATGGAGGCCAATGTGCGGTTTCCGCACAGCTCGCGCTCCACGCATTTTGACCGGCACACCGCGCCGTGGTGGAATGCAGTCTTTGCCGACTTCGCGGACCCTACCTGTCGCCAGACCTTCGTCCAAGCGTGCACAGGCGCAGGCAAATCGACCGCACTGGAGGCGCTGGTTTGCTGGGCCATTGCGCAACAACCTGGGCCGATGCTGTCAATTACCCAGACCGATGCGACTTCAGCCGAATGGATGGAAACGCGGCTCAAGCCGGTAATCAATGCCTGCGAACCGCTGCGAGGGTTAATGCCGACCAACCGGCATCACACCAAAAAAGACGGGATTTATTTTCCTCACATGCCGTTGATGCTTGGCGGCGCGAACACTTCCAACGCGCAAGAAAAGAGCGTGCAGGTTCTGTTCCTCGACGAATGCTGGCAGTACTCGGACCTGATCACTCAGTTCAAGAAACGCTTGCACGACCGATGGAACGGCTATGCGCTTCTGACCTCCCAGAGCTTTGAGGAACCGCACCAACTCACCGAGGAGTGGAGGTCCGGCGAGGAATTCCAATGGTGTCATCGATGCCCGGGGTGCGAAGAGTGGGTCAAACCCGCATGGGTCGACATCAAATACGACGAGGCCAAAAACGAGAACGGCGAGTGGAACTGGGGCGCGTTGGTCAAAACCGTTCGACATGAATGCCCGCATTGTGGGCACGCGACACCTGACACAACCGCAGCCCGGCGGGCGTTGACGCAACGCAGCGAATGGAAATCCGAAGGGAACGACCATGTCGAGGGCTACCGCTCGCGCCGTGTATCGGCGCAAAGCGTGTACTGGATTCGATGGGCTGACCTTGTCATCCAATGGTGCCAAGCGTCCGACGCTCGACATCTTGGGGTGCTCCAGCCGACCAAAGACTTCCGCATGCAGCGGCTCGCGGAACCGTGGAAGCTCGAGGAGGAACTTCCCGCGCTGGAACTGGAGGCCAGCGAGTATTTTCAAAACGAGTGGCAGGACGGCAGGCCCATGCCAGACGAAGCCGCCCGCGTTTTCACGGTGGACTGCCAGCAGGATCATTACTGGGGGATCGTGCGGTGCTGGCTCAAAAACGGGCACTCGCGGCTACTGTGGGCGGGTAAAATATTGACCGTAGACCAGATCCGCGAGATCCAGACTCGGCTCAAAGTTCCAGACAAGCGCACGCTGTTGGATGCTGGCAATAGCTTCCACGGACGGGTGTACGACACTTGCGCCAAGTTTGGCTGGACGGCGCTCGTGGGCCGCGCCGAGGACCACTTTACGGTTCGTGGCCCCGACGGCAAACCCGTGCGCCGGTACTACTCGGCACCTGATCGAGTTGTTGCACCAACAACCCGTGATGCTGCCGGAAAACGAGTGTTCGTGACCTTCTTTTATTGGTCCAGCGACCCCATCAAAGACATCCTCGTTAATTTAAGGAACACGGGTTCTCCAGTTTGGGAATTCCCGCAGGATGCGCCGCCAGAGTATGTGCGGCATCTTAACTCAGAGCGCAAACGGGCGACGGTTGATAAGCGCACCAAGAAAACACGGCTTAGGTGGACGGCGACTGGGCGCCCGAACCACCTCTGGGACGCGGAAGCGATGAATGTGCTCACGGCGCAAATTCTTGGAATCTTGCCGGACATGATTTTGGAAGCGCCAGAGGTTGACGAACCGGCAGCAGCGGAATAGTCTGCTGGCTCAACCTCAACCTAAAAGCGTGAGGAAGAGATCAGGGATATACGACCCCGGCCCGCGAGTGCGGTGTCCGGGGTTTTCCTTGTCCCGAAAGGCTTGGATAGATGGCTCCCGACCAAAAGCTCCTGCTCCAAGTGTTTCTCACGCGTGATGTGGCTGAGTTGCGGGCCATCGTCTCCCAAAAGTTTGACCTCGTCAGTGCCGGTAAAAGCTCTCTGGTGTCCAGCTCCATCGACGGGGCATCCTTCCAGTTCAATGTCGGCGGCACGCTCAGCCCGCTGGATGTTATGATGTTAGCGCAGCAGGCGCTAAACTACAAAGCGGCGGGGATTAACGGGCCAGTGCGTCGCACACAAGCGTATTTTATATGAGTTTTCTCGACCGATTGAAAAAGCTCGCCGGATTTGGCACAGCCAAACCGAAGGCTGATTGGGGCGTCTACCGTCGCCAGCGTCTTGTGGAGGGCGGAGTTTGGGGCGAGCCGTGGTGGAGGAATCACACTCAGAGCATTTCCCGCGAGTTGACCGTTGGCGAATGGCGCACAGTCAACAGCGCGGCGCGTAAATTGTACTGGAACAACGGCATGGTCAATGCCGCCATCGACCAAAAATCCATGCTGTCCGTAGGGATGGCGATGCGACCCATTTTTGTCGGGGCTGACAAAGAGTGGGGGAAACAAGCGGAAGCGGTGTTGCTTGATTGGTTCCAGATCGCGTACCTTGACGGCAAATCGTGGTGGGAAGGGCTTCGACTGGAATCAACCGCCATCGATCGCGAAGGCGACCTGCTAACAATCCTGACGACCGCCGCCAGTGGCTATCCACAGTTGCAACAGGTGCCGTGGCATCAGATCGGATCACGCGGCGACGACGGTATTCTGACCGAGGGCCGCTACCGTGGTTTGCGGATTTACAACGGCGTGATCCTTTCGCGCACGAACCGCGCAGTGGCCTACCGCGTGCTCGGGGAAGATCAGAGCGGCGTGGATGACCGAGACATCCCGGTGCAGTCCGCGATGCTCACGATGGACCCGCGCGAGGTTGACCAGGTGCGCGGCATCTCGGCATTTGCTCCTGCCATCCGCGACCTCATTTCCCTAAAGGATCTGGGCGACGACATCCAATCCGCATCCCGGATGGCCGCAAAAATCGGGTTGATGGTTACCAATCAGCAGGGCATGGCGGATGCCTTGGACGCGTACAACGCGCTGACCGAAACGAATACGCCGCAATGCACGCCAGGGCTTCGCATTACCCCAATGGCGGGTGGGCGCATTGAATATTTACAAGCAAACGCTGGCGAATCCATCGAGCAAATTGACGCAAAGATTCCAACCGAAGCGCAGGACCGGCTTCAGGAGCGTTTAATCCGCAACGCTCTGCTGGCCGCACAATGGCCGCCGGAGTTTGGATGGGACATGAGCAAACTGGGCGGCGCTTCCGCTCGAATTGTCCTTGAGCAAGTCAACCGGATTACTTCCGAGCGTCACGCTTACCTTGCCGCGTTTTGCAAGCGGCGGTGCGCGTTTGCCGTGGCTCGTTTTGTCGAAATGGGCATTTTGCCCGAGTACAAAGGAGCCGACAAAGACCGAGGCGGCGCGTACCAGTTCCGGTTTACCGAACCGGCAAGGCTGACAGCAGATTCGGGCTACGCTTCCCGGGACGCCATTGAGGCGTACCGCGCCGGGATGCGCAGCATGACCGACATTCTGGCTTCCGGCTCAAAGACTCTTGAAGAGCACCTTGACGAAGTGGAGCGCGAGGAAATCGAAATTAAAAAGCGCGTCGAACGCTCGGGCCTGACCCGCGATGTGTTTGGCCTGCTCACACCTAACGGCAACCCTGCCACATCTATTCCCACCGAATGAAATTTCAACGCGTCATCGAGCAAGTTTTCTACCGTCCGTGGCTTATCACGCCGGGCGGATACGCTGCCGTCCGCAAACTCGTGGAAGCACGGCTTGTACGCGCAAACGGCGATGAATACGAGGGCATGATGAAGTCCCAGCGTGAGCCGATGGAGATTGACGGGCAAGGCATCGCGCACATCTGCATCGAGGGCACGCTCGCCAAAGGAATCAGCGCCATCGAGGCATGCTGCGGCGCGTGGGATTACGACTGGGTAGCGGAGGATTTGGAGTCCGCGATGGAGGCAAATGTTCGCGGTGTGCTGCTCGAAATTAACTCTCCCGGCGGCAGTTGCTCGGGATGTTCGGAGATCACCGATCTGATCCAGTTCCTGCAAGTGCCGATTGTCGCCTATTCCGACGATACGGCGTGTTCCGCCGCGTACAATATTGCGGTTTCCTGCGACAAAGTGTTTGGCTCCATCGGATCAACCTGGGGCAGTATTGGAACGATCATTCCTTGGGTGGATCAGTCCGCCATGTACGAGGAGGAAGGGCTGAAATGGGAACCCATCACCTCGGGCCCGCTCAAAGGCGCAGGCATGGGACCGTCCCTTACGCCAGCTCAACGCGCAAGCCTCCAACAACTCGTGGATGACAGCTTCGCGCAGTTCCGCGACAATGTATTACGCAACCGGCTTGTGGCCGACGAGTATATGACGGGCGCAGCTTATTTGGCTCCACGCGCAAAAGCGGCAAATTTGATTGACGGCATCGGAAATCAGGAACTTGCCTACGCTGCGCTTTTGGGTATGCTGTAGTCGTTCGTTGTTCATTTGTTTGGTTCATTCAGACCCCCTTCCGGTTGTCCCGGGAGGGGGTTTTGCTTGTCCCGATTCTTAAGGGTGCATGGATCTTCCTATGACCCTTAATGACGCGCTGGCCGCGCTTTCTGCCGCGCAGGCAGATCTGGCCGCGCTTAACGCACTCAGCGCCGAGCACAGCGCGCTGGTGGCTCAATTTGACATTCTCAAAGCTCAGTCCGCTGACCTTTCTGCCGCACTGGACAAGTCGCACGCCGAAAAGCTTGAACTTGCCAAGCAGCTCGACGCCGTGAAGGCCGCCGAGGCTGACGCTGCGGCGAAGGCAAACGCGATCGTTGCCAATCTGGGCGTGGCTCCTGTTGCCATCGTGCCTGAACAAATTTCTGCGCCTAAGTCTAAAGACGAACTTTGGGCGCACTACATGACTCTTGGTTTTGCGGAAAAGAACGCTTTCTACGCCGCGAACAAGAAAGCAATGCAGATCTAACCTTCATCCCTAACTAAATCAATCATATGCCATTAAGTGGAGTCTTTTTACAGCAAATTTCACAGGCCAGTTTGCAATACTTGGCCAACGCTTTTGCCCCCCTTCGGGGCATCACCACGGATTTCAGCACCGATGTTGCGGCGGCTGGGCAATCCGTGACCACGCGTTTTGCAACCGTCCCGACTGTCGTGGACATCACCAGCGTCGGGTATGCTCCGGCAGCCGGTGACACCACCGCCCGCACGATCACGCTGAACCAACACCAGGGCGTGACGCTCGGGTTCACGGATATCGAAGTCCTTCAGTCTTCCATCAATTTCGAGCGCCTTTTCCTCGCGCCAATGGTGCAGGCTCTCGGCGCAAAAGTGTTTGGCGATCTGTGGAACTTGGTGACCGCTGCGAACTTCGCGCAGACTCCGCTTTCCTCGTCCGCCGCGAACTTTGATCGTCAGGATGTCATCGACCTTGGCGTGACGCTTACGCAGACGCTCAAGGCTCC